CAGGCAATCGGCACCTTCGCCGAGCACCTTCCAGGTGTTGTCCATGTAGAGATGGCGGATCCCGGGTAGCCCGAGATAGCCAAGCGACTTCACAATCTTCGTGGAAACGAAGATGTGATTCGGGAGGTCGTTGCGCCAGAGGTCGTTGCAATAGGCAAACCCACCTCCGTTGGCATCAAGCGCTTCGACGATCATCCGGTCCCAACCTGGAGTCTTGAAGCGATTGTCATCGCCGATGAAACCAAGATAGTCCACCGCCCCTGCTCGGTGAACAGCTTCGGTCAGCACCTCATTCATCCACTCCCTCCGGGGAACGGTGAGGTGTGGGATTAGACGGTATTCGTCCTCATCTTCATCATCGTTGAGCACGAATAGCAGGGCCGTATCAGCCAGTTCCTTCGTAGCGAGAAATGAGCATAGCGCCTCCTGCACAGCCGCAAAACGTCCACGGGTTGGGCAGAAGACGAGCATGCTCACCGCTGATTATGTTTCGTCGTACGAGTAGCTGATCGTTTCCTGCGTCCAGTTTCCCGGACCGCAGTCAGCGCCAACAGCCAACTGGAACACCACGTACTGGGTTGTCGCAGCCGTGGCCGAATAGGATGACGCGTCCCATACAGCCTTGTTGCCTGCGGTGTAGCCCGTGAAGCTCGTATCGGCAATCGTCGATGCCGCGTTGGTCGGCGTGGTGCCGGTGACATAGGCCCCTGTGAAATACAGCGTGGTCGAGGTCTGGACGCCTCCATCGCCCCAGATCTTGAAGTTCGTCACGCCATTGGCGGGAGCTGTGTCGATCTTGAGCTTGAGCCACTTCTCGTAACTTGCGGTACCCACGGTGATCGGGTTGGCCTGCCGGTTGCCAAGCGTATTGGTGGCATTGTCGGCAGAGATGAAGTCGATACCGGTGACAACGGCGGACTCAGTGCCAGCGCTCGCAGCGGTATAGACGCGCAGAGACAGCGTTGCAGCCATGGTTTCTCCTCAGCATTGCACGGTGCCTGGAACCGTCGTGTCGCAGCTGACCTGCTACGAGGAACCGGGACGGGCCTGGGATTGGGTCTTCTGGCGAGCCACGAGCCATTCGCGAGCGGTCGGAACGTCAGAGAGCTTCACGGCGCCCGTGGGGGTCACCATCATCAGCTCGTCGTATTCCGGGCCCAGCGGCTCACGGCCATCGTCGATACGCGCTTCGTTCACCGTCTTCCAGGGAACATTCGACAAGGCAAGCTTGTTGATGTTTGCCTTGGCCGTGTTCTCCTTGATGTTGAGGGTGAGGAAGCGGAACGCGAGATTGTTCCCGATGCCGCCAAAGGCGGGATCCTGGACGATCTCCCGGGTGAAATAGTCCTGGACGAGCGCCATGATGGGTCGCACACCGCGATTTTCGGTCTGCTCCGCCTGCACCTCTGACGTACTTCGGTTTACGTCGTAGGTGACGCCCAGGTCCTGCGGGGTGAGTCCGAAGACTGCCGCAATTTTTCGCACGAGATAGATCTGCCATTCGAGGAACTGCATCTCGCGGTTCGACGAGCGGAAAGGAATGAATGCGGGATTCTTCGTCCCGCCCGTGATGGCAATGGCTCCCTTGCCCGCAATCTCCGCCTGCCAGTAGCTCCGGAACGATTCAACCTGTTCCGGTCGTGCTTCTTCGCCAAGGTGGAGAATGCCGTCCGGGGCGGCCGAGATGACTTGCTTGCGGTTGTATTCCGAGCCGGACAGCTCGGCATCGATGGTCATCTTCAAGACTTCGAGCGGTGAAAGCCCAACCACGCGATGCGTCGCCGGGTTGGCCATCATGTAGACAAGTTCGTAATTGCGGAAACGGGCGCGCTCCTGATAGTCCGGATACCAGTAATAGCGTGGAGCATTGGGATCGCCGCCATCCCACAGGGCATCGACCCTGATCTCGCCGCCGTTGACGGGCCAGAGTTCCACGGTTTGCCCACGCAGCGAGCGAACCACTTCGATGCACCCGGCGTCGAGAACGAGCACATCTTCGAGAACGGGCTCCAGGAGCGAGCGGAATGAATCGTTCCTTGCATTCGGTCGGTCGAAAAGAGTCTTCATCTGGCGAGCCAATTCCGCATTGGCTGGAAGATCGGTGTTGAACGCCACGATGTCCCACTCCGCCGAGGCAACCTCCCGCTTCAGGAGGTTGATGGCAGTGCGCACCCATTCCGACCGCTCTGACCAGTTGCGGTAGACGGCGACGTTCGTCTTCCCGACCCGCCCGCGGTCGCGGAAGGCAACCGTGGCCGAGCTTGTCGGCACCCGGTCCGGTGTGGTTTTCGGCCCGGGAGCACGCAGGAAGTTCGTCACAATCCCCATTTAAAACTCCCGCATGTCCTTGAAGTGTTCCGAGATCACCTTCTTCTGGATGTTATTCAAGTGCTCGGAGAGTCGATTCCTGTCGGCCAATACCATCGCTTCACGATAGGTATGGAGCAGCGTGTCCACGTTGAAGAGGTAATCGGCCACATGCGGAGGAACCACGCGGGGCCCGTCCCGGAATTGCATCTCAACGTCATTGCTCATGTATCACCTCCGCAGGGAACCGAACACGAGGCCGCCTCGACCGAGGTCCATGGCGTTACCGAGTGCGTCAATCATGTCGTCATGCCCCTTGGGGAACTGCAGCAACTCCTGCTCAAAGAGACCACCGGCCATCCCCCGATGGTGGAATACCTTGCGGGATTCATATCTCGCAGCCACCGCGCGCGCTCTCGTGACCTTGTCCACATCGGCTTTCTTGCCGACGACGGGAAGGTTCGTCGTATCGATCAGATCCCGAACCAGAGTCGACTGGAATTGGTTGTTCTCGATGACGATGCGCGACATGTTGGGATATGCCTGCCAGCCATCGATGACGAACTGGCGATGTCCTGTTTCGCGCTTGTCCCGATAGACCGAAAGAATGTAGTGGTTGTGCTGCTCGTCTTCGGCCACAACAGCCCGGGCGGTATAGTCGGCTGTCTGGCGCTCGGATGAGGCAAGATCGACGCCCATCGTGATGGTGTAAGACTTCTCGGGATCCAGGGCGTCGAAATAACGGAACCACTCTCGGCGGAAGACGTTGCCTGCCATGAGTCCCGTGATGTCGTTCATGTATGAGCAGGCGAACATCGCGCTGCCCATGTCCAGCTTCTCCGAAAGCAAGGCCGAAACGGGCCAGACCTCCGGCCACAGAGCCCGTGGCTTGCGCTGAGCGATGTCCTCCGGCTCGTAGAGGAGGGCGCTGCGAACCATGGAGGGCCACTTGTTCTGCTCGATGAGCGTCTCGTACAAGTCCTCCTCGGCCCACCTGGTGCCAAGCACCACCAGAACACCACCGGGCACGAGACAGGGCTTGAGCGTCTTCCAGAACCAGGTCGTGATCTTCTCGCGCTGCTCGGGGTTGGCGGTGTTCTCTTCGTCGAGGATGTCGTCACAGAGAATGATGTCGAAGCGCTTGGAAATGATGGCGCCGAGAGCACCTGCCGAATAAACGGTCACGTCCTTGCTGGCATGGTGGATGGACCCCTTGGCCAGCCATTCCACGTCGGTCCATTTGGAGGTCGAGACGAGATCCCCGAAGACATCTCGATAGTGCTCGTTTGACTGGAGCGTCCAGCGGATAGCCCGCGAGAAGGCGTTGGACTGCTTGGCGGTATTGGAGATCAGGCCGATACGCAGGTCGGGATTGCGGCCGATGAGCCAGGGCAGCAAGATGGTGTTGCCCCAGGTCGTCTTGGCGTGCCCTCGCGGCTCCAGGACGACGCAGCTCTCCTTGGCTTCGATGCGATCCAACATGAACTGGACCATCTCGCGATGGTGGGACATTGCCACGTAGCCGAAGACATATTCGCCAAAGGCGAACACGTCATCCCTCGCGAGCAACCTCGATGCTTCGTTCAGTACCTGCTGCCAGACTTCCCTCGACAATCCTGGCTCGTGCAAATTCAACGAGCCGTCGGAGATCTTCTGGAGCAAGTCCGCCTGTGGAGAATTCAATGACCTTGTTCTCCGAGCGGGCCGTCGGCTCACCGAGGAGCAGCTGCAGCGCCTGAACGGCAGCTACCGCGTCCTTGGTGTTGACCACGACCTCTTTGTCGCGAAGCTGTTCGGCGTAGCGCCGCAGCGTCGCCCGCATGACCATGACGGATTCGTTGCGAATCTCCGCCTGTTCGCTCGCAAACCTGTCCGCGGTTCGCTCGTAACTGCGTCGATTCACGGAATCCCGGAAGGCGGCCCGCTTGTCCGCCCAGGTATCCCGACGAGCCTTCGCCGCAAGGGATGCCCAGGCGCACTCATGCCGACGGGCGAGTTCCCGAAGGGATTCCTCGCCCGTCACGTACTCTTTTTCAATTGTGGGGTAATCGATCTTTGTCGGTCGCATAATCCCCTATTTGGCCAGAAATTCAGCGCAGATCCATTCCAGGGCGTGCCAATCCTTGACGCTCCCGGAATCATCCTTGACGCGCGAAATCGCCTCGTCAATAACGGCGGCTGACTCCTTGGGCATCCGATACGTTCGCTCGACCCAGCCCGTCGCTTCCTTTTTCGGCTCTACCAGGGCATTCCAATCGAACTCGGCAAGCTTGGTCAGCTCGGCGAAGCGTTCCTCTGGAAATGGAAGAACCTCCAGCAGATCTGCCGGAAGTTCTGTTTCGAGCAGGTCCATGAGCAGCTCGCCAAGCTTGCCCGGATCCGAAGAGCCTCTTGTCTCGTTGAGAACGATAGTTAGCTGCTTGGCGACAGCATCGGAAATATCACCCAGGTTCCAGATGGGGACCTCGGTATATCCCAGCTCCTTTGCTGCCCGCAGGCGATGTTCGCCATCAATCAGCTCATAGATTTTTGATGGTAGTGAACTCCCCTTCCCGCGTCGAGGACCAGTACGTGGAGGAGGAATTGGCGTTGATATTGATCGGACGATAAGTGGAGTCACCAGCCCAAACCGTCGAATCGACGCCAGCTCCTTCTGATACATAAAAGAGTCCTGGCGATTTGGATTCCATCGATTTGGGGAGATCTCCGAGATGGAGACAACGCTCGATGAGGCCATCGATAACGGTCCCAATCAGCGCCTCCAGCTCTTCCTCGTCCAGCCCGGGCTCGTCCAACTTATATGCGCCTGTGCCATCGAGGAATGTCTTCCAGCTATATGTCCCACCAGACACTGGGGGCTCATAAATGAAGGTCCGCGACGTATCCCCAAACGAAGTATTAGTAATACTAGTAATCGTACCGCCGGTCCAAACGAGGCTGCCGCTGAAGTCTGGGACGCTCGTTGACAAACTCATTCCAATCCCTCATGGCTCGCTTTGTCACCATGCCGGGATAGGCATCCTGAGCGCACACCGTGCACATCCACTGCCCATTGATCAGGAATGGGGCAGTGGTTCGGATCCCGCACTCGCAGGTGAACGGCTTCTTCACGGTTCTGTTTCGATAACCTCCGCACCAATGATCCCGGATTGCCAAACCGTGACCCGCACGACCGGACCGGTCATTCGCATATTTTCGAAGATCCAGCTCGCGATTCCTGCACAGGTGGACGGAACGGCTGGCAACATCTCGGGAAGATTGCGCCCGCTGATTTGAACGAGGCAATCGTTAAGAGCATCAGCGGCACCGATAGGGAACTCCCGAACAGCGACCTCGACCACGTAATCATGACCATGGGGCCGGTCACCACACTCCGTTTGGGCGTGACCTGCCGAGAATGTGCGCCGCAGGAGATGGCTCGTCTCCATTAGCTACCTCGCTCATTCGAGGACGCCACACGGGCGTGTAGCAACAATACCTGAATTTCCAAATGCAGCAATGGGATTCTTGGCATTTATTTATCCATATTCGTCAATCGCCACCCGCACCACATACACCACGTGCCGATCTGTTCCACGCGATCCCGCCGATGGTCCAATACGTCTGCTAGGGTTCCACGGCTGAAGGCGCGGAGGTCGTGTTGCCCAAGCAAGCAGGGCACGACATGCGCAAGGCGGCGAAGAGACCAGCGGATGTTCATGGCTTGCCCGCCGTCTCTTCAGGCATTACCGGGCGATCCTCGGCCCACAGATTCATCCCGTTACCTCCTTTGCCCGGTCGATGATGGCGAGGACGGAGATGACCGTCTCATTGCGGCTTGCCCTGAAACCATCCAGCCAGGGGTTCAATCCCTCGTTGCGTCGGTTCGACTTGACCCGCAGCCCCTCCACCTGCTCGCGGAGGTCGCGGAGGGCGGCGGCGCGGGCTTCGGCTTCGAGATCAACGGGGCGCCCTACGGCCACGTGCACGGATCGGCATTCCTCGGGCGACAGGACGCCTGAGATCACCGCCTCATCGAGGAGCGATCCCACGCGACTCGCAACGGCGTATTCCCAACCCTTGTCGTTGCCGAGGGCCTCGGTCGTCGTGCTCATGGCTCGTGCGGCGTATTTCGCATCCAACTCCCGGATGGTCACGGCGCGGGCTTCGGCCTCGATGGCGGCGATGCGCCTTGACACAACGTCACGGGCGTATCGCGCACCCGGCAGTGGACTCTCAGCCAACTCGTCCAGCAGCCGCTTCCCGGCCTCGGTCGTCGGGGTCATGGCTGCCTCCCGAGGATCGCGGCGGCCAGTTCGTTTACGCCGTAGACCGCGCCGTAGTCCGTCGCGCTGATCCCATCGGAGCTAATCAGTCGGCCTACCCTGAAGGCCAGCCGCTCCTCCAGCCACTCGTGCGTCCGGAGATCGGCGAGGAAGGCGGGGAGGATGGCGGCGGCTACGTTCCGCCAGATCGGATCACTAGCCAAGCGAGGCGGGATGAAGTGGAAGTTGATTGCACCGGGTAGCAGTGCAGCCAGCGCGGCGACGAGGCGGGGATCAGGCTCCATCGGTGGCCTCCGTGATCGTGAGAAACTTCACGTAATACCCATGCTTCGCGGCGTGCTCCTCGGCCGTTTCATCATCGCTTTGCCAACCGGGACATTCATCGCAGCGATAAACGTTGTCACCGCCCCATGCCCCCTGATCCGGCCCAATAACGGCCGCATTGTTGTATTCAGACCACCAGAGGTAAACGGGACCAACCCGAGTCATCTCGATCTCGGTCATCCCGCTGTCTCCCTTGCCGCGGCCAGAACAAGGCGGAGGTGAATCACGTGAGGACACCGATCCGGCTCAAACTCAACCGCTTGGCATGAGACATCAGCCTCCGCTGCCTTCACTAGCGCATCGAGGGCAGCGAGCAGGGCACGGCGGTCGGCGTAGACCTCGACAGGATCGATCTCGATCATTTCGCCGTCGCTCCACTGCTTGTCGATGTCATGCCGCCAGACGCGCTGTTTCCCGTCTGGCGTGAGATCGACGGCGTCGCGTTCGCGGATGGTGCTCATCGCGGGGCCTCCGGGTCCACCGCGGCGAGGGCGGCGCGGAGGGCGTCACGGATCGCCTCACCCTCATTTAGTTCGCCAATCGAAATGCTGAACAGATGCCCCTCGGCGGCGTATTCGGCACCATCAGGCACGCACTTTTCGGCCATCCACGCCAGCGCCGGGTTAGCCGCCACCACCAGCCTCTCCAGCGCGGCGCGGAGGCGGGCGATCTCAACCTGATCGTTCGTCGAAGTCGGCGGTGGCGGGTTCAGGAAGTCGATGGGCTCGGTGTTCGTCGTCCCGTCCGCGAGGACGCCGCCGGAGTAGAGGCGCACGGCCACAAAGCCGGGCAGCCCGCACCAGTCGGGCGGCAGGGCGGCGAGGATGGCGACGGCAAGCATCGCGTACTCGTCACCATTGACCATGTCGTCGCTGATATCGATATAGCCGGGAGAAGCCTCGTGCAGCGCCTCGGTCAGCTCGACGATACGGGGATCGGTCATCCCGCCATCTCCCGCAACTTAGCGGCGAGGGCGCGCAGAGCGGCGGCGGGACTCGCGGCCTCCTCTCCGGGATACCAAATCTCGATGTAAGCCGGCGGCTCACCGAGGTAACCCGATGCCCACGCATAGCCGGTCCCATCAGGAAGCCGCCGAACCCCCAGGTCGCTATTCGGCCACCCCTCCGGCAGCGCCGCCTCAGCCTCGGCCCACGCAGCGTCGAGGGAGTCGGCGCGAAGGCGGGCGATCTCGGCGTCCATGTTCTCCTCGCAGACGCGGTGCCCCTCCAGCGTCGCCAGCCCATCCGGCAGGAACACGCCGCGCTCGCCGAGGATGGCGGCGGCAGAGTGGTCCGGGGCCGAATGCATCGGCGCGTTGCCCCGGCAGTAGACGAGGTGCAACGCTGCAGCCAGCTCGGCGAGCCCACGATCATCAGTCATTTGGTGTTCCACATCTCAACGATAACGGTCGCCGTAAGAAGAAGCATGCCCACGGCGAGAAGCAATCCGAATGGCTGCCAGACCACGTAGTTGTCGGCCAACCAGGAGCAAATCACTGAAATATGCTCCCGCCACTCGGCGGGGAGATCGGCGGCTGTCATTGCGGAAGATTCATCACCACCATGAGAATGGCGAACGCAACCAGAAAAACAATCGTCAGAACAATGAGCACCGAAGCCAGTTGGTCAGGATTCTCTTTCATTCGATCTCTGCAATGAAATCACTATCGAACGGCCCAGGCGTGATATCACCACTCTGGACCACGAACATGATGTCCACCCGAGTGAAAATCGGATGTCCCTGATACTTGACCTCTGCCTTGACGATGCCGGTCTTTACTTCTCCACCATGAACCTGGAGCACGAAATAACGCTTCCCGTCTTCGATTTCCCACATCTTCGTGATGTGCTTCATCGATCAACCCATACGATGTACACGGTCTCGTCGAGGATGCTCTCCAGCTCAT